CTTGGTATTTTTCCATCTTTATTTAACTTTAAAAATCTATGAATAGTTTGTCCTCTAATATTTAAAGCGGATTTATTAGTTGGTGTTATTTTAACTACTTTTTCTTTACCTAAAATTTCTGTTATTTTATGGATTACATAACTTTTACCAGTTCCAGCATCACCAGTTAATAAACAACCTTTTTTATTAGTAGTTATATTTAAAATTCTTTTATAATTATCACTATCATTAATATATTCGTATTCTCTGTAATCTCTTTCTACATTAAAAATTAAATTATTTTTCATTTCATAATGTTTAATATCTGGTATTGATGATAATCTATAATCTCCCCATTTATCACCAATTTCTAATTTATTTTTTGGATTTCTTATAATAGCACAATCAACCTTACGCCCTATTAATTCTCCATCTACCTTTTTTATCATATCATATAATTTTATATTAGATTGGTCTAAAATTTGTATATACATAGGAATATTAATATCATATAATTTAACATCTTTATTATAACCATAAATATAATAATCTGTATTATCAATTTTATTAATAAATGGTAATATTTCTTTATCTTGATTTTTATAATTATTTAATGTTATATATATTTGTTCTAAACTTTTATTTATATTTGCTTTTGTATAAGTCATTTTATTTTTTCCTAACATACCAGAAATACAGTTAATCATTAATTTATATAATTCTTTTTCATTATTAGTAATTTTTAAAATTTCATCAATAATATCAACAAATAAATTTTTAGATTGTGATTTATTAGGATATAAAACATATTTAATTTTAAATTTTATATTTTCTTCAATTCCTTTTTTTACTATTGCTGATGAATATATATTATTACCTTTAAATAATAATTTATCATCTGTTTCTATATAATAAAGACCTAATTTTATTTCATCTTCTTCTATCCAATCTTCCCAATCATTATTTATATCTAATAATATCCATTCTTCTAATGGATTATATAAGATTGATGAATAACATTTATTAATATCATAAGCGATTAAATTATCTTTATCATTAATATCTTTAATTAATCCATTAAATGTTCTATTTTTTTTCGCTTGTAATAATTGATTATAAATATTAATATTAGGTGTTGATTTATTAATTTTATCTTTAATAATAATTGCTATTATTTCATTTATTGATTGACCTTTATAATCTAAACCCATATTTAAAACAATTTTATTTATTTCTTCTACATCATCACTAAATAAATATTTAATATCATTTAATTTTATTGATGTTATTTTACCATTATACATATCTATTTTAGGAATTTTTTGTTTTTCTTTCATTAATTCGCCTAATTTTATTATTGAATTTTCATTTTTTTTTAATGTTATTATTTCTTCTTCTTTTTTTTTTATTTCTTCTTCTTTTTTTTCATCTTGATATAAATTAGAATAAATATTTAAACCTACTTTTAAATTTATTAATGTTCTTCTTTTCTTTTCTGGAATTGGATAAAAATGATTATTTAAAATTTTAAACATCATACAAGGATAATTATTTTTTTTATCTGGATAATAATGATGAAATAAATTTTCATTTTCATCATAAGCATATAATGGTATTTTATATATTTCACAAAAATTTTTAATTTGGTAAGTATTAACACCATTTATTAAAGCATCTTCATCATCAAATACTAATAATAAATTATCATCATTACATGCTAATTTTAAACCTTTTAATTCACCATATCTATATTTAATATAATCAAAAACACAACGCCCCTTTTTAGTATCCCAATCTTGATTATCATAATCTTCTAAATTATATGTTGTAGCATCTCTCATAGATATTGATGAATAATTACTACTACCACTTACAACTCCTCCACTATTTGTTCCATTTCCTGATAGTTTTGTTTTTATACTTGGTTCTCCTTCATCACTATTAGCATCTATATATTGTGCTATTTCTTGTTCTAATTGTATAATATCACTTCTTTTTATTTTAAATTCATAATTCATTTGTAAAGTTTTTTCATAATTAAATATTTTTCTTTCTTTATCTTTATTAGATGTCTTATTTAGAATAATAATATTACTTTTAAAATTATTTTTATTAATTAATTTATATTCTTGGTATGGATTATTATCAATTTCATATATTCCTTTTTTTTCATATTCATTTTTTATATCATCTAATATATTTTCTCTTCCAATAAATTGGTCTGGATAATAATAATAATATGTTTTTTTATAAGTTCCAACATAATTTACATATGTATTTTCTTCTTTTCTATTTTCCTTTGCGATTGCTATTTCATTAAAAATATAATCTTCTTTTTCAGCGAAAGAAAGGTTTTTAAATTCTTTTGTTCTAAAATCAGGCAACCCTTCTGGATTATAAAACTTTAATAATTTTCTTTGTGAGGATGTAATTTTAAATTTAGGTTCTTTTGGTGGGATATAGTCCCTTAAATCAAGGGTTCTTTTAGGGATGTTTTTACTTCCTTTGGGTCTTCCTGTTTTATTCATTGTTCTATATTTAGCGAAGAAAATAATTATTATTGATTTTTCTATTTTTCTATAAAAACGATGATATGGACTTTATAAAAAATCTTCAATATGGACTTCATAATTATCATCACTTTCATTATTCTTTTCTTCTTCTTTTATCTTTCTGGGTCTTCCTCTTGGTCGTTTTGGTTTATTTTCTTTTTCTTGTTTTTTTAGATAATATTTTTTACATATTTCAACTCTTTTTTTTTTATATTCTTCATCATTCTTATTTCGTTCTAATATTTCTTCTTTATGTAATTGATAGCGTAATTTGCCTTTTTCAATTTGTGCCTTTTTATATTCTTCGTCCGTTTCATAACGATTTTTTAAGTATTTTAAAACAATAGGTTTAGATTTTAACTGTTTTTCTATATTTTCCATTTATATATAGAAAAGAAAAAAAATAAATTTATTTATACATAAAAACTAATTCTACGCCATTATTAAGATTTTTAGTAAAGAATTTATAATCCTTTATTTGTTCCTTAATTCTAAACCGATGAATATTAGTAGTATCTCTATTATGAATATATTTATAATTGTGAGTATCTAACCATTTTTTAGCGTTATTTAAACTAAATTTAGATTTAGGAAATAGAATAGCGTGTAATATATTCCTCTTTCCTTCGTCTTCCTTCAATGGTTTCAATCGTATCGGCATTTGTTATAATTCTACTTTTATTATACATATTTTTAAAATATTCTATTATCATATCTCCTAAATATCTAAGAAATTTATCTATCATTTCTATACTAATTGATACATATTATTTTTAGGTATTATTTTATGTTTATGGTTTTCTGGTAGAGATTGATGTTGAACATTAAAATAACCATAATCTTTATAACCATAATATGAATTTAAAAATGCGTCATTAATTCCTATGGCATCGTGTTCTGTTTGTATTGGTTTTTGCGAACCTTCATATAATGATTTAGATTTATAAACAATATTTGGAGCAATTGTAGCGGTCATATTTATATCATCTTTATAATAACGAAAAGGAGGATTTATATGACTATTTTCATAAGCATTTAATTTATTTTCATTATCATTTTGGAATTTTCTTTTATCAATATTATCTAAAAAACTTTTACTTAAATCTAATGGAGTATGTGAAAACCTCGCGTTCATTTCTAATTATTAATAAGAATAAAATCTTATCTATAATTATAAAATGGTTTTTGGAAAACATCTAATTATAGATGCTAATTTATGTTGCGAAGAAAATATTAAAAATCTTGAAAAGATTAAAGCATTTATAGATGATTTATGCGAAATTGGAAAGATGGAAAAAAAGGGAGATTTAATTGTTGAAGTCTTCCCTGAAAATAAATATAATATTGATAATGATTTAGTAGGATTTTCAATAGTTCAAATAATATCATTATCAAATATAACACTTCATATTAATTTTATAAGTAGAACTATTTATATGGATTTTTTTACTTGTGGAGCATTAAAGACCGATTTAATAGGAGTTTTATTTAATAATTATTTTAATCCTAAACAATTAAAAAAAATAATTCTTCAACGAGACGCAACTAATCCAAAATTACCATTTATTATTTAACGCATTCTTCGTCGTATTTTTTGGTTGCTTCTACCTAAATAACGAATTTCGCTATTACTTAATCCTAATTGTTTTTTTAATCCATTATCATTTTTTTTCATTGGATTAACTGACATCATACTCATTTTTTCTTGAACACTATTCATTTCTATTCTATTTTAACATAAGATTTTTTTTATTAAACATCAAATTCATTAATAAAAATCTTATATCTTCTAAATATGATGTATCTGGTTGTATTTCTTCTTTATTAAATATTACAAATTTTAGTGTTAAAAAATAATCATCAGTTGTTGTTAAAATTTCTCCTTTCTCATTATATAAATGTAAATCAATTGTGTTTATTTGCCGATTACTAATATTAAATGAATAATTATCACTTTTATCATTTTTATAAGATATTAAATGAAATGGAGGAATATCTTGTTTATCTAACATAAATAAAATAGATGAATTAGACATTTCTTTATTATTAATATTGTCCTCTTGATTATCTTCAAAAAATAAATTATTACTCTTAATAATGATATGTGAATAATTAGTAAGATTTATATATGAACCTTCGTGAAATACATCATTATCTAATAATAAATTTTGTGATAATCCTAAATATTTAGATGCTGAATTTGGTATAATCATAAAATATTGAGATGGATTAGTGCTTATATTAATATTTTTAAATTTAAATGAATTTCTTTCTTTTACATATTCAACTGAAATTAATCCAGATAAAATATAATTTAAATAATTCATTAATGTTAAATATGAATAATTACCATCAGGAATTTGAAATGTATTTATACTTGTTGTTATATCTACATTAGTAGGATAATGTGATATATATGCTAAATTAAAACTTATATTTCTTAAATTATAATCAGTATTCATCATAGAAAAATCTATGACGCTTACATTTACACCTTGATTTCTATTAAGAATTATAGGATTATTTAAAATTACATTAAAATCATATATCTTTTCATTAGAACTTCTATTTTTACTACTTATATATAAATAATGACTTTTAGAATTCATCCTGTTCTATTTTTAAAGAGATACAAAAATTCATAGTATTTGGAATACCAGCATAAGGATTATTTAAATCATCGCTTACAATTAATTTTAATTGATTAATTGTTTGTCTTATTAATGGTATATCATTTTCTTCATATAAATTACGAGTATTATTAAAAGTAGTTGAAATAATTGTAGGTATTCCTCCATCATTTCCAATATATTTATTATTATTTGTTAATAATCCATCTAATTTAAAAGTAATTATATTATCTCCATGTCCTAATCCTGAATGACATATATTAGCAACCTTTAAATTTGCTTTATTTTTAATTATTATTGGTGGCGTTTCAATATAAATTGAATATATGCGACCTGTTGTTATTGTTGGTGGTGATGTTCCCCAATCTACACCAGAAAATTCACCATTATTATTATATAAGGCGATTTTACTATTTATAAATATATTTATTATATCTTTAACCATTTATTATTATCTATTTAATGGTTATAAAAAAATTAAACTTTAATTTTAACTTCTTTATCATATTCAATAACTTGCGAATAATCAATTGGTTTTAATAGTCCCTTTTCTTCATTAATTTGGCGTTCTACACATAATTCAATTAAATCATCTGGCATATCATACATTGTTTTTGCTTCTTTTAAATAATATTTAAATTTAATTATATCATCATCATTCCAATAGTTAGGATATATATAATCTTTTTTAGAACTATTAAACATCTCTTTATTTATTTATGAGAAATTTTTTTTATATAATTCTTTTAATTTGTCTTTTGTTAAATTTAATTGATTTTTATTTTTAAATTGTCCAGTAGAATATAAATCATTTATCATTTGTTTTCTTGTTATTTTTTTATTTAATTCAAATAATTCTGGTTTTTTTTCTGGTTTTTTATCTTCTATCATTGGTATTTTTTTTGCTTTTTTTTCTGGTTTTTTATCTTCTATCATTAGAATAGTATCTGCCATAGAAAGATTATCATCAAATAAATCATTTGTCATTTCTATATCCGTATTAATTGTTGGCGTTAGGTCATCATATTTAACTGTTGAAGCATAATCAAATAAATCAGTTCTAATATCATTATTCATATCTTTTTCTAATTGTGATTTTTTCTTCATTTCTTCCTCTCGTTTTATTTTTAAATCTTCAATGAAATTAAAATCATCTTTCTGTTTATTAATATCTTCTGTTCGCATTCTTTCAGCGACATAATTCGCTTCATCTAAAATTGGTTGTTGATAAGTCATATATTGATAATATTTTTGTAATTCTGTCGGTTCTGTTGGTAATTTCTTTTTATATTTATCAATCATTGGTTTATAATCTCGTTGTTTCTTTAATAAATTATAATCGCTAATATCTCCGTTATTTAATGGGTTTCTATACATTTTTAATAATATCTACTAAATAATTAGAAAATTAAATGAATAATCTTTATTATGATTATATAGGGGCAAAAGGTAATTATGAAATTATTGATTATATTGATAATACTTCTAATATCCTTGATACTAAAATAAATAATTTAGATATTAAATATAATAATTTAATTAATACATCAAATACAATTGATTATGTTGATGGTTCTTTAATTAATGTTAATAATACATATATTTATAATAATAATCAATATGGCGAAATAAGATTTAAAACACAAATTAATGATAATCATTATGTAAAAGTTGGAAGAGATGGTAAATTATATTTATGGATTACATATAATATTATAAGACCTGAAATTTTAGAGGGTTGGTATGAAGTAAGTGATATATTAGCAGATTATTTTTTTAATTTAGCAATTATTAATTTTACATTAACAGGATATGGTGGAGATTTAGCATATTTACAACAACAAATAACAACAATTAATATACAAATATTATCAATTACAGATGCTATATATATTCATACAGTCCAAATAAATAAATTAATAGAATTACAAGAGGCATCATTAGTAGATGAATTATTAAACTCAACTGTTTTAGACCCATTAACAATATATCAACAAATAACAGCAAGAGGTATTAATTCAATTTCAAGAATAAGCACCAGCACAGCATCATTAATAGGATTAGGGGGATTAGGATTATTGGGATGGATAGCATCAGGAACATATGGTTATTATTCGCAATTATTAGAAGAAAAAAGAGAAAAATTATTAAGATTAAATAATATTTATGGTGAATTATTAACAAATTCAGGAACAACAAATTTAAATATTCCTGATGTTAATAATCCTGGAAAAACACTAAAAGAAAGTTTATATCAATATATATATAATACTTTATCTACTTTAAATAATGATGTAATATTATATGAAACAAATAAAATAAATTCATTAGGTTTTATTAATACTAATATTACAACAGCACAAACAATACAAAAAATAAATACAAATGAAATAACTTTAAATGGAGAAAATTTAATAACCAAATTGGGAAATTATCTATTAAAAGAAGGTGGAACTATGACTGGACGAATAAATATGAATACTGGTTTATATGGAATTCCTACCCCTGTTTATTCAACTGGTGATAGGATTACATTAAATCCATCTTCTTCTCCTTCCACTTATCCTTATTCAATTGGTATTGATACTAATAATTTTTGGTGTTGTGTTCCTAATGGTGCGTCTTATAATTGGTATGTTGATAATGTTTCTAAATTATCATTATCATCAACATCTTTAACAGTTAATAATAATATTAATATTACATCAAGCGGAACGAATAAATTAATTTTTGATAATGTATTTAATAATAACAAAATTCAATTAAATAGCACTAATGGAATAGGTGTTGATACATCTGGTATTATTATTTGTTCTTCTGGTGCTGTTAGGTTTGCTAATTCAACAGGTTCAATTATTAATGCGACCATTACACCAGCAGGTGATTTCACTTTTTTAGGAACTGTTTATTCTGGTGCTGTTTCAACAAGTGGTTCAATTGTAGCATCAAGTTTAGCATTAGGAACAACAGGTGATATTACAACAGTAAGAAACATAACAGCATCAGGTTTAGTAAAAGCGAATTCTTTTACAGAAAATAATATTTCATTAGCATCTAAATATTTAAAATTAGATGGAAATAATGCGATGGCATTAAACGCAAATATCGCATTATCAGGCACAGGAGGATTTATTGGTGATGGTTCTGGATTAACTGGTCTTAATTATAATAATATTGCTTATAATGCTTTATCATTTCAAACTCCTTTATCTAAAAATGCCCTAAATCAGGTAAGTATTGATTTAAGCACTTATTCTCCTACAAGTGTTAATGATACACGATATTTAAGATTAAATGGCGCGAATGATATGGCGAATACATTAAATATACGAATATTAAATCAATACGCGATTGATATTCAAACAACTGACAGCACTGCTCCTAATTGTATAGCATTTAAAAATAATACTACTTCATATGGTTTTATTGGTCTTCCAGGAACTACTTATTCAGGTAATTATGCCAATAATTTATTCTTACAATCAACCAACGCTATTATTTTTAATAGTGGAAGCATAACATCAACCGGAACGCCAAGAATGATTATTATGACAGGTGGAAATATTGGTATAGGAACTACAAATGCTCTCCAAAAATTTCACATTCAAGGAGGAGCAACAACAGCAATGATAAGAATTGAAACAAATACAGATGCTGAAAATCAAACGACAGGGATTGAATTCGGCATTCCATCTTTTACATCAATTAAATCTGCCAAAATAACCTCGACATCCCTTACAGGTAATAAAAGTGATTTAAAATTTTATACTCGTAATGGAACTGCTGTTGATGCTTTTAATTTTATGACATTGTCATCTGGTGGGGATTTAGTAATAGGAGGTGTTAATGGTGTTAATTTAGCAACAACAGAAAACAGAATAACAACTGGTGGTTCTACTTTATGCGGTGTTTTTGGTGGTGATACTTTATTAAGTAGTTATTGGGGTGTTGCTGTTAATTTAAATTTTGGAGGCTTTGGCGATGGTGGGGGTAGTGCTGGTAATACAAAAATTCCAGGGACTTCATCATTTACAATTAATACAAGAACTAGCGGACTTTCAAGCGGTTTTGATAAAACTTTATTTACTGTTAGAAATTCTGGTAATGTTGGTATTGGAACTACTGACCCACAAAATAAACTACAAGTTGAAAACGGAAATTTTAGGGTATATAATGGAGCAGGGCAAATAAGAGGGGTTTCATCTTATGCCAATATCGCCACAAGTATGGCAACAGGTAGTTTAACAATTGGAGATACATCTAAAAATTTCGGTGGTAGTTCTGGTTGGAATGCTAATACTGCGGGACTACTTATGGAATGCGATAATAATACGGAAATAGCAGTCCACGACAATGCGACGCGTATCGCTTCATTTATGTATTATGCTGGTGGTGGAACAAATCAATTTTATATCGGTCGTGATATGGGATGGGGAGCAATATCACAGGTTAATTTTTATGGTAATATCCAGATTGCTAATTCATTAACAAATAAATTAATTTTTGATGATTTCACAAATACCACAAAAATACAATTATTTACTGGTTATAGTTTTGGTATTAATGCTTCCACATTAAGATATGATAGTGCTGGTGTTCATAAGTTTAATACGAATAATAACCAAACTTTTATCATTGATGCTGATGGAAACACGAGAGCAACAGGAAATATGGTAGCGTCAGGAAATAGCACAGCAAATCGTTATTATTGCTCCGCTTCTACTTTGCTTTTTACAAGTATATTAGCACAAGGTAATACTTATTATGGTTGGTTTCTTGGATTAAATGGTTATTGGTATACAGGATATTCATATTTAACCATTTCAGCATCCGTTAATATGGCAGGTTCTGGAAATATTTTTTGTTGGAATGGTAGGGTTTATTTAAGTGCTTCTGGTGGATTATTAACAAATGGCGGAGTTTTACAAATTACAACTGATTATAGAAACCCTGTCTCCGGTGATAATGCTATAAATGTTGAAGAAAGATGGGATAATTGGGGAAATAATTTTTTACGATTTTATGGAACTAATTTAAATGCTGGTGTTTTGACAATTAAAGTCTATGGTTAAAATAAAGATGGATGAGACAATTATTTATGAACCTAATCTAATATTATTAAGAAGCACAAGAGACCAATTATTAGACAAAAGCGATAAATACTTATTACCAGACTTTCCAATAACTCACGAGAATTTAATAAAAATTAAAGAATACCGCCAACAATTACGAGATTTCAGCAATAACAATTTTATTATTCCGGACTTTCCTTTTTAAGATTTTTTTTTCTCATTTCTAAATAGATTATTAGAGAAGATGGAGGACATTGAAAATGAAATACAAAAAATAGAGTATGAAATAGAAATATTAAATAGAAATAATGATGAAGAAACACAAACAATTAAAGAAGAAGAAGAAGAACCAAAAAAGAAAAATAAAAGAGGACAAACACGCGAAAGAATGATGGAATTACATAGAATTCGTAGCGAAAAAGCACAACAACGACGACAAGAAAAAGAAGAATTAAAATTAAAAGAACAAGAAGTAAATAAAATTAAAAAGGAAAAGATTGATTATGAATATGAAGAAGCACAGAAACTAAAAGAAGCATTAGAAGCAAAAAAACAAAAGAAACCAGAAGAAATAATTAAATATGAAAAAGAAAAAGAAGTAAAACAATTATATAAAACTGCTTCTCGTGATATTCTTAAAGAAAAGTATTTAGAAGAAGCAAAAAGACGAGTAATGCTTGATTTATTTTCATAATTATTAATAGAAATAAAATGAATATTAACGAAATTGAGATAAATAGTTTTAAAAATAAAATATCTAATTCTAAATTAGATTACCCCAAGAGCGATAATGATGATTTATTTAATCTATTTTTTAATTTTATGGGAGTTGCTTCTCGCGGTGGTGGAAAAACTTATTCTACTGTAAAAATTATAAAAGAATATGAAAATTCTAAAATGATTTCAGGACAGGGAGAACATAAAATAAGAACTATCTTAATTTCTCCTACTTATGATGCTAATAAAAATCTTTGGGGTAATTTAAAATCATTAAATGAAAATGATATTTATGAGGAATATAGCGAAGCAATTTTAAAAAATATTATTGATGATATTAAAC